CGCCAAAGCGTGCCACGTCCAAGCCCCAGACGACGGGGGTGGTTGGCCCCGCCTCGACGTCGCGTGTCACGGCGTCCTCGATTAAATGTAGGGGGAGCAACACGTCGTCGGATTGCGTCGGAAACTCGCCCAGCACGCGCACCTTAAACACGTTGCTTTCGGCGCCGTATTTTTGCGCCATTTCGTCGATAAACTTGGGGTCGACGTACTCGCCTTCCTCGCAAGACACAGTGATGCAGTGCCACTTCTCGCGGTCGCCGTGGAACGCGTCGTAAAAGTAGCCGTCGGATCGCGTGGGGTTCCCGCACATAATTATCTTCGCGCCGGGGGTACTCAGCGCGCCGCTGGCGGTCTCAAATATCACGTTAGGCACGCCGGACGCCTCTTCGACCACAAACAGCATGTGGGGGCTGTGGAAGCCCGCCAAGCTCTCAGGGTTTTCGCGGCGGCTGGTACGCGCCACAGCGAAGCTGTCGGTTGCGCCTTTGAGCGATATCTTGTCCGACTTAAATTCGAGCAGGTCTTTGAACGCCTGCGGCATATTGCGCGCCCAGCGGTCTATCTCTGTCCACAGCACGTCCGATAGCTGGTGCGCGCTGTTCGCCGTCACGGCGACCTTGCAGGGGTAGTGCGTCATCAGCCACCACAGCACGACCCAGCTCTCAAATGCGGTTTTTCCGACGCCGTGGCCGGATTTGATGGCGACGCGGTCGTTTTGCGCTATCGCGTCTAGGGCTTTGCGCTGCCAATTCTGCGGCGTGGCTTGCAGTACCGTCTCAACGAATAGGGCGGGGTCTTCGCGTAGCGCGGCGATTGCTTCGACGGTGGCGTGGGTGTCAGTCATGCGTCAACTCCGACGGGGGGTGGGGTGGTAAGGGGTATATATTTTTATTCCCGCCCCCCGCGTGTGAGCGAAGGGGGGGGTTAACCAGATTTTGGTTATTTTCGGACAGAAATGCAGAAAATGTCGCATAACGTTGATTATGGAATTTCGTTGTTGTGCAAAAACAATGACTTACGTTGCCTGTGGATAACTTTATCGTCATTTGCGCTGTTTTGCCTTTTTTTTGTGCAACTTCTTGTTAACCGGATTTTGGTTAATTTCATCGCGCGCGCGTACTTTATCACGTGTGTTTTCTTTGATTTCTATAGCTTTAGCCTCAACGACATTGGCGTGCTTTAGCTGAGCCGCTTGATTGACCTGCTGTAGCAAATCGAGGTACGACCCACCAGCCTCATGCGTAACGTCGACCTGTTGCTTGTCGCCATACACCTTTGGCAACAGCCTAGCCGCAGTCCACTTGTAGTTGTCAGCGACAAGCCTAGCCGCTTGCGGGTCTATTTCACCGTTAAGCACACGCCGGTTTATCTCGTCGAGCTGATCAGCGTATATCATGCCTCGCGACGATAGCGCGTTCATATATTTGCGCTCAAAGTCCTTGTCGTTGTAAATCTTGTTCCAAGCCGTACCCCAAGCCGGCATGTCCTTGTCTTTGCATACTGACTGCCCAGACCGGCCTGACGTGACACGCTCTAAAAACTCTGCCCAAACCTCTTCGGTGATTTTATGAGACATCGTCGTCCTCGTAATCGTCGTCTTCCAAAGTCACAATAAACGTCGGCTTGTCTTCGATAATCAACAGCGGCTGTTTGCACAAGCTGCACACGATCGACTGCATGCCCTCGTAAACAAATCCCTTCGTCTCTTCGTCACACCAATCGCACGTCACCGGCTCGGTAAAGAAATGCACAACATGCCGCTCACCGAATTTAATTATGTCAGCCATTCACGTCCACACATTCTGCCGCGCACGCCAGATAACCGGCACCGTCGACGTAGTTATCCTCGTGAAACGGGTTATTCTTTATACGAGCCATCTTCAGCAACGCCATCATCACACCAACGTCCTGCGGCTCTATCTTGTGACCCAGATGCGTAGACCAGTACGTCGCAATCGTCCTGAAATTGTCTTCCATATCGCCGTGATCGTTGGCACGATCCTTCGTAACATACGCCTTAGCCGTGTCCAAACAGTCAGCTCGTTTCATTGTTCGATATCCTTTACGTCCACTACTTTCAAACCACACACGATGCAATCGTATTTCTTTTTATACCCGTCATCGCTTCTAATCAGCATCAACGATTTGCAACTCGGGCAACGCTGCTGCGACAGCAACCGTGCCATCGACCCATCACCCTGCTCAATCTTCGACATCGCTTCCCTCACTGAATGGCACCGACACTGTCGCTATCGGTGAGTATCCACGCATAAGCTCGCGCGGCCAGATGTCGATTGTAACACCTGCCTCAGTGCGTTGCACGTTTACTGTTAGGTTTCGTATGTCGATCCACGTCGACTTGCCAAGAAGCATATACTCGCGATCCTTCAAGACATCGTCCCGCTCGGTTTCGTATTCCATCAGAACGGCACCTCGTCGTCTATCAAAACCTTGTTCTTGACGATGCTCTCGATTACGGCGCCGGGGAAAATATCCTTCGCCTCATCGACCAGCGTCCTTGACTGGTTCTCTTTCAGCCACTTTTCCAGAACGACGCCCACTTCGTCAACCGTAAACACCATCACCTTGCGGTTGTCCTGCTTCACCTTAGCCGCCTCATACCCGTTAGCCGTAATCGCCAGCACCGTACCGTCCGGCATCCTGCCCTCGATGTACTCGCCGGTAAGCGGCTCCGCACCACCCTCTATCGCTGCACGCTCGATGGCGGCACACCCACGCAGCGTAACCTCGACCTCGTGGTCAACGCCCTCACACTTGTCGATAGCCGCGTTCAGCTTGTCGAGCTGCTCGTAAAACCGCTCACGCAATTCCAACGGCACAAGCCAAGGCAACCTGTCGATGCCCCACTTACGCTCCAGCCGGTTCACCTCGTCATCGTATTTGTGCAGGCTCTGCTGCTGACGCCTCATAGCCACCTGACTTGGTTGATAGTACACCTTGTCCGTCTTCGGCTTACCTCTCGCCGTTCTCTTTTTAGCCACCATAATATCACCCCTTTCGATTGGTCGTAAAATTGGTCGGTCGCTCGGCGCACCTATAGTGGTGCGACCGACCGACGATTGTCGCTTTTTGCGCGACGTCGGTCGCAACGTGCGACCAAATCACGTTATCTAATTGTTTTCTTTGACAATCCATACCTTATTTTCGTCGCATGCTATAATTCGAGCCTCAAGCAAGTCCTTCCGCGCCTTCGACCGGTCTTGCTTGCTGTGATCGGGCGTTTTTTCCTCGTGATACTTGCACCAACTGCGGTAATTTGGCCGCGGATTTTCCATCTTTATGACGTAATCCTGCAAGCTCTCCAGCGCTAATTGTGCGCCTATATCGCGCTTGTTCGACGTCTTTTTGACCGGCGCATCTGTTCGCTTCAGTACCACCGACCCACCACTGACGCTCGACACCGGCTCCATCAGCAGCGTGATGTCGTCGATCATCTCCGCATCCTTCTGCTTCTCAATACGCATTGTGACGGTCTGCTCGTCCTTGACGACGACTATGGACGCATCCACGGCGCCAAGCACCGCCGACGAGCCTCTTGCCCCTCGGTCAGAATTTTTGCCCGAGTGATGCACAAACACGACCGCGCAATCAAACGCATGCTTTAACGCGTCTGCCGCGGCCACTGCCAGCCCAGCCTCTTGGCTGCTGTTCTCGTCGGCCCCGAGCAACGCGCGCGCCAGTGTGTCGACGTAAATGCACGTCCACTGCCGGTCGAGCCGCTCTATCGAATACATCAGCTTCTCGATGTCCGCCTGATCGCGGAAATTGACCGCCAGCGGCAGCATGTGGAAGTGACCGCTGGCACCAAGCCCGTGCGACATCTTCCACGCCTTGACGCGCTTACCCAGCCCGCCAACACCCTCACCCGCTATGTAAAGCACGTCGCCCTGCTTGGTCGGCATGCCCTGCCACTCGATGCCGTGCGCCTGACACAGCGCCATATCGAGCGTGATGAAGCTCTTGCCGCTGCCCGGCGCACCGTAGATCATGCTCAGCCCGTGCGCCGTGATAAGCCCGCTGTCGCCGTCACCGACCGCCCAAGACACCGGCGGCATGCTGATGAGGTAATCCTCATCGACAAACTCGTAATATTCGCGCTCCGGCTCGCCCGCGTTGTCGTTGTCCGCCTCAGCCTCGACGACTGGCGCCTCACCCAGCGTCGGTGCCGCCTTAACTTCCGACAGCATGTCTTCAATATCCCGACCGCCGGCGAGGTAGTCGACGACGTCGCCCTTGTCCGCCAGCCCCGACAGCTCGACCACTTTGACCGCCGCCGCACCGTCAAAAATATTGGCGACGACCGTGTCCGCATGTGCGCGGCCGGCGTCGTCGTTGTCCGGCAGGATCACGATGTTGCGGTCTGCAAACCACTTGTTCAGCTCGGGCTTCCAATTCTTCGCCCCGCCGTTGTTTGTTGTGGCGACGATACCGTGCCGCGCCAGTCTGTCTGCCGCCTTCTCGCCCTCGACGATAAACACCGGCATGTCCGGGCGTGCCAGCATATCGTGCAGCCGGTACGGCACCGGCGTCACGCCGTCGAGGTTGTGCAACCACCCGCCGTTGCCGTCTGGGCGCACCTGACGAAACGTCTTCGGCTCGTAGCGGCGTATCTGATAAACGACCTCGCCGTTCTGGTCGGTGTAGTCGTACACCGCACTCATAAACCGCGCCGGTTGCAGTTTGACCTGCGCCTGCTTCTGGATGCCAAACTTCTTTTCGAGAATGTCCGGGATGCTACCCATTATCGTGGCGCCCTCATTCGCGCGCACAAGATCGACGACACCGCCGCCCTCATTAGCCTCGAAGTCGAACCAAGTGCCTTTTCGCAGGTCGACTTCCCGTGAGCCGTGAGTACCCCAGCGCAGCGTATGCCCGCGCTTCTGGTTAGGCTCGCCCCAGTAGGCTTTCGCCACTGTCTCGATATAACTCGCAATATTGCTCATGCTACGCACTCCCTCTTCCAGACGTCGTAAAGGCTCGCCATACCGTTGCCCCTCTTCAGGTACGGGTAGACCGAAACGCGCTGGTGCTTTTTCAAATCCTTTGTTTTTCTCTTGTCGCCGAAAACCAGAAAATACTTCAACTTCCTGCTGCCACGATCAAACGTGTAGCCCTCATCGACAAAATCCTGCTTCTGCTGCTGCGACGTGACGCCACGTTTTTTCGCATACTTATGGATGATCTTCGGATCCACGCGCTTACCGTCCGGGCGAACCAAATAATTAACCGGCGAGGTAAACCCGTAAAACTGCCAATTTGTGGCTTGGTACAGTGTCCCTATTTCTCCGGCCTCTGGGTCAGAATACGCAATCACAAAAAGATAACCACGCCTCGCCAGCTCAACCTTTGCCTGCCCGACCATCCAACTGCCGCTGTGCGGGTGCGCGTGGCTGGCGCAAGCGCCCCGGACAAGCACGATGCCGTATGACTTGTTCTCTTCGCCAAACACCTCTGAAAGCGCGCCGGTGCCAGCCGTCAGGCCGAAGCACATGACCCCGGTCAGCTCGTCCTCGCAAAACATGCCGAGCGAAAACTTTGTCGTACCCATCGTGCCGAGCCACTCGTACTTTAAAATAAAGTCTTGCGCGATCTTGAATGGTATCTCGCACATCTTAGCCCCGCTCAGTGACGCTGTCGGGCGACCCTCATCCATCTTCTCGCGCAACTGACGCTGAAAGCAAACCTCGTCAAACTTCTTGCCGCGATAACCGATTTGCCTATCCGCCATCCGATATCCGGTTTTTTTGCGCCACTTCTCAAATAAATCTAATTGCATTTAAAAACCCTCGACCCCTGTTCCCTTGAGGTGGTGGGCGACGCCAAGGGAAAACGTCGCCCACCCACGCACTAGAACAGGTCGCTGCCTGCGCTTGCAGCGGCCGGTGGTGTAGCCGCTACGGGCGGCGCTACCGGTGCTGGTGCGTGTTCTGTTGGTGCTGCGGCACCATCCATTGCCGCCGGGCGATCGACCCAGTTAACGATACTCAGAACCGGCGCCTTGAAACGCAACTCGCCCTGCGGGCTTTGCATTTTGATCGTCTCCGGCGTGCCAGCCTCGATCACTGGGATCTTGCCCGCATTGGCGCCGCGCTCAGCCATAAACTGGTCGTGCAGCTTGTCGACCACTCGCAGCACAGTCTTCGCGCTGTGGCTAAACTCCCGAGGCCCGCTCTCGCCGCTGATGACCACGCGCATGCGAAACGCCTGCTTGTGTTCGTCAGACGGCTTAGCAACCATTGCGTCACCGATCCGCACCATATGGAAGTCCGGCGCACCCGACGCAAAGCTGAGCCAGCCCACTTCCATATTGTCCAGATCCGCGGCAAACTTAAAGCCCGGCGCAATGTCCTCTTCCTGCTTTTGCCAAGTCCCGTCAGCCCCTTGGACGCGGTCTTGTTTGATCCAGTCACCACCCTTGGCGTCAAACTTGATGATCGGTAAAATGTCCCCGCTTGAACGGGCTTCTGTAGAAAAACCTAATGCCATAACTTTAACTCCTTAACATCAACATTAGTTCAAATTTGCTCCAAAACCTTGAAGCTCTCGATCGGGTAGTACGCACAGACGTCGACGTCCTGCGGATCGCCTCGGTCTGTCCGACCACCCATTTGCAAGCTGAAATCGCTGGCAAACGATATGCGTGCCAGCGCGTCAGTCCACAAAACGATAAGATAAGACGGCAGTCCGGTGGTCTCTGTCAAGTGCCTTGCTCGGATGACCTTGTGCAGATTAACCATAGCCGTCGGGTATTTATTCATCTCAAACGTGCGCGTCTTGATCTCGCCAAACCCCACAATGCAGTCCTCTTGGTCGCAGTGGATAGCGCAATCGATGCCATACTGCACCGGCAGTTTGTGAAGCGAGTAGTTGTGCCGCTTCAACAGCTTGGCGACCGACAGCTCGTTTTGCAGGTCGATCGCCGTCTCGTAATGCGGCCGGGTCATTGCAAATTCCAATCCACGCCGTCCTCGGTGGTGAGGCAATACGTCGCCTCATTCGGCCGGGCAAACGCCAGTTGCGTCAGCGCGACGTGACAATCGCTGATCGTCTCATGCTTCGACACGACGCTTACCACGCCCGCCTCAGTGCTGGTCATCGTGACCAGTATCAACCAATATTTCATGCTTTTGCTCCAGCTCTGCGTTTCTTAAATTTTTTATTTTGTTTTTTTGCTTGGTTTACTTCCCATAATTGTTTTTGCGCCTCGTAATACATTTCCTGCATCACAATCGCATCTTTTTCCAAATGCGCCTGTTCTTCTTTGGTCAATGTTTTCCAAACTATTCTCTTATGACCGCATTTTGGACAGCCAATATCACCAAATCTATATCTGGCATAATCACAAACCTGTTCAAAATCTTTTTTGTTCCAACGATGGTCACAAAAACTTTCGCATTGATACGATGGAACCATCTCACATCACCCCCGCCAAGTGTTCACGCAAAATCATTTCAAATGTGTCCCAATCCATCGTGACCGTGTAACGCCAGTCATACGCCTCGGCAATGTCACCGGCCAAGCCTGAGTTGCCGAGCATGACCAGAGCTTGTACGGGCAAGCGCACCTGCACCGGCTGGAAGTCGAGCTTATATATGAGGCACGGCAACGCGTCATTTGTGTTGGCCGAAGACCTAGCCGCTGTGACGATCTGATCCCACCACGACGGCGACACGCCCTTGGCGTACCGCTTGCACTCGATCAGGAATGGGAACGGCTTGCCGTCGGCCGGCTCCAGATCGCTCAGATCCTTCTCCTGATATTGCGAAAGGCGTCTTCGTAATTTGCGCCCGGTCGCCAGCTCGATCAGCTTTGCGACTTCACGCTCAAAGGCCGCACCCTTGGCACGTCCACCACCGGCGCGCATCAGCCCAGCTTCTCCAAACCGGCACGCCCAGCCTGACCGTCAAGAGACGACTGCACGCTCCGCTGGCGAATGTTGCTGGCGATTTGCTTCGCCAACATCTCGTCGGCCAAAGACGACTGACTGCGGTGAGCCGATAATTCTAGCTCGCCCTTGAGCGCCTCGATGGTCGACGTGCGAAGCCGAAGCAAAACTGGCTTGATTTCTGACATTTTACGATCCCTTCTGTGATCTAAGCTGGAAGCTAAAAACGCCTCTAGCAACTTTTTGGTACTGTCATGCCCCAAAACACCCAAAGCCCGTCAGTGAGCTTCTATGGGCGATTAAAGGCATAGTGCTATTTTTTTGATATTTTTACGATATAGCACTTGATTTACACTAATATAAAGCCCATATTCAAATAGTCGAGAGGCACAAAACAGGTAAATTACAAGGGAGACTAAAATGACCAACAAATTTAAAATCGGTGACATCGTGAGGGAGCTTCGCAGGTGTGCAAAACTAGATGCCCAAGGAAATGCTACCTTTAACAAAAATGGTATGGCTGTGGAAACAAAGGCTTGGAGCGATTACACGCTAGAGATTGTCGCTGTGCCTGACGGGAAGCGCAAGCGGTTTGCGGCCAAAACCGAATGGGGAGCCACTTATCATTTTGCAGAAAAGACATTGGAATTAGCGTCCAATATCGACCCCGACCAAGTTTGTGAAGACTGGGATGGTGTAAAGGTCATTCGCGCAAAGGCGGCGGCCTAACGGCCCCGCCCTAACCAAGGGAAAATGGTATGGAAAATCTAAACATCATCGCAAAGCAATTTGGTTTTGAAATCGAACGATCATACGCACCCGGCTGGAAGAGAACGCCGGACGGCTACTGTGTCAATCACAACACTGGCACCTGCAACGTGCAATTAGGTTGGTTTCCAAACTTAAAAGAGGTGGCTGAGTATATCGCAACCGTAATAGCAAATAACGAACATTGGGGGGTTAAGTAATATGACAATCATCGCTAAAAAAATCGCCGCCTTCAAAGTGCGCCCCGTCAACCACGGCACCGCCAAGCGTGACAAGAACCGCTACTGCGGCCCGGCCGTGTTGTCGATCATGTCGGGCATCACCACCGGCGACGCGTCTCGCCTCATCCGGTCGCTGTTTCCACAAGTGCATGCAGTGCGCGGCACCAGCGACTACCAAATCCAGATGGCCTACAAAGAGCTGGGCATCAGAATGAGCCGCGTGTCATACGGCATCACCGACAGCAAGAAGCCGACGCTGGCTGGCTGGCTCAAAGGCACAGTCGTCGAGCGCACCGCCGGTCGCGTGTTTCTGGTCGCCGCTGGCAACCACTGGCAGATCATCACTGGCCGTCGGTATATCTGCGGCATCGTCAAGGAGCTGGTCAGCGTGCGCGACAAGCGCGTCAAGCGCCGCGCCCGCGTCAGTGGCGTGTATGAGCTGACGCCGATTGCCGAGGACGGCAAAATCCGCGTGCCGGTAATCGAGAAGCCGAAGTGCCGCAAGTCGCACTCAGCGTACAGCCGCGTGCGTAAGCTCATCGCACAGAACGCCGACATTGGCCTTGGCTACGATGTAGAGAGGTCGTGGACACACGGCGACACCCAGTATTGGGTGCATGTCTGCGACAACGTCGAGGACTTCATCTACGGCGCCGTCAAGGACGACGACAGCCCAGCGCGCGAGGACGCGTTTGAGGTAAACGACGGCCGGTGCTGTTATAGCTGGGATGAGGTCGAGGATCGCATGACTGAGATCGTCGAGTTTGTTGACAAGTACAACTTGAGAAAGGCGGCGGCTTAACAGCCCCGCCCGAAAGGGAGATCACAATGATTAAAGACATAATCGGAATGTTGTTTTTAGTGTCGTTTGCGTTGGTGATGTGTACCAACATCGTGACGACTGAGTGGAACGTGTGGGCCTTGATGGTCAAGCTCGCACATTAACAAGTGGAGTAATTGAAATGAACACAGATAGACACTGCAAAATCGTCAAAGATATGGACGACAGAATTATGACCGGCGAGCGCATAAGCCCAGAGCTTGTGATGGTGCTGACCGCGTTGCGCGACTTGGTGGATCAGTCGCACGATTATAATCGCAAAATGTCTGAGCGTGTAAACGCAATGAAAACTCAGGTGGACGAGTGGCGTGATCGTGCCAGCAATCTTGAGGAAGCGTTGGAAAAAGAAAAAGGCGTCCGTCAACTTGCCCAGCGTCACTATAAAGAGAGTGTAAACGTGGCTAACCGCCGCGCTGGCATCTGGAAGGCAAAAGTTGAACGTCTAAAAATGCAGGGGACAAACTAATGGTAGGAAAGAAAACACCAAACGACATCATCACCGCGAGCCGCATACCGGCTCTGATGAACGCGTCGCCGTGGGACACCCAAAACGATCTGCTGGCAAGCGTGCTGGCAGACATCGAGGGCAAGCCCGACCCGAAGCCTTTTAACGGCAACGAGGCATGCGATTGGGGTGACACACTTGAGCCGGTCATACTGCTGACCGCAACCGAGCGCCTCGGCCTGTCCGACCTAAAGCTGGAACACGACGCGCTGTTTCACGACAAGATACCGTTTGCAGCCTCGCTCGACGGCACCGCGGATGCCGGTGTCGGCGGGTGGGTCGACACAAACTGGGACAAGGGCATCATCTGCCCCAACGGCCGGGTGTTTGTGACCGGCACCGGCGTGCTGGAGAGCAAGCTGACCAGCGCTAAGCCAGAAGAGGCGCCAGCGGCTCACAGGGGCGTGCTACAGCTACAGGGGCAGTTACTGGTCAGCAAAGCCACTTGGGGCGCTGTGTGCGTACTCTACGGCGGTGTAGAGCTACGCATCTTCTTATATCAGGCCGACGCGGCAGTGCAGGCAAAGATAATCGACGCCGTTGAGGATTTTGAGCGCCGCAAGTTTGACATCGAGTGGTATCCGGTTCTGTCGTCGTCTGACGGCAACACCGCATACCCGCGAGTGGACGACGGCGCCGAGCCGCTGGAGTTGCCGGCCACCGAGGCTGAGTGGCTCGCACAGCTCGTCAACGCCAAGGATGCTAAGAAGGCAGCCGAGGCCGACATAGACGAGGCTGAGGCGGCTCTCAAAGAGTTTATGGGCAGCCACGAGGCCGCGACCGGCGTCGTCGGCAACACCAAATACGCGGTGCGCTGGCCGATGCGGCAGTTTAAGGCACAACCGCCTAAGCCAGCCACGCCGGGCAAGCCGGCACGCACGGTGCGCCAGAACACTCTGACGGTAAAAGAGGTGCGTGATGACTGAGGTTACACTGACCCCAAAGCAGCATCACGTCCGACTGGTGATAGCGCGGTTCCACCGCAAATACGGCTACTACCCGTCGATCCGCGAGCTGTCCGAGAAGACCGGCAAGTCGATGACGCAGTGCGCGCGATACATGAACGCGCTGGTCAAGCGAGGCGCCGCAGAAAAAACCGCTGGCATCGCCCACGGCTTTCGGCTACTGTAATTGGCGTCGGGTGTTCCTCCCTTCCCGACGCTACCTTGCCCCCGCTTCGGCGGGGGTTCTTTTTATGTGCGACAAAATGTCGCATCATTAGTGCTTGCGTTATGCTATCAACCTGATATAATGAGTTATCAATTAAAAAAGGGAGAATTGATATGACCAAGTTAAGACCAATCGTTAAAGACGCTTTTAAGTGTGATGGGCTTGTTTACCAGTTTCGGGTTATTGATGTCGAGGATGGCATCCTCACATCTGATAATGTTAAGGCAGAGGTCAACGAAAAATACAGTAATGCTCACATCTTGAACGAAGCCGACAACCGCCTAGTCATCTGCAATGCAAACGAAGATGACCCTGATTATCAGCGTGATGCTCGTCAGCTTGAGCGTTTCATCAACAAATATAGGTAGGCGGTGGCCTACTTGATTTAAGGGAGATTTTGTTATGACACATACAACGCACATCGAAAACCGCGACGCTTGGGAACGTGGCCGTGACGCGGCCATCAAGCGCAACGCCAGAGTCGGCCGTCAGCGCAAGTGGCTGGCTGAGGACGCGAGCCGCCAAGAGCTTGACACGTTTGTGTCTTGTGGCGGTGACGGTAGCGATTTTTCTATCGCTATGCGCGACGCTCTTGAGGAGTGGGGTACGCTGACTGAGGGCCAAGAGGCGGCAATGCGTAAGGTTATGGCGCGCGCTCAAAAGCGTGAAGCCGAGCGCGCCGCCGAATGGGAAGCCGCCGCAGACTGCCCGCAGGGCCGCGTGCAGGTAACTGGCACAATCATTTCGACTGACATCCGCGAGACTTCATTTGGCGATCAGTGGAAGATGCTGGTGCGCGACGACAGTGGCTTCAAGGTCTGGGGTTCAATCCCGTCAAAACTGCATGAGCCAGAAGATGAAGACGGTCAGTGGATCACCGGCAAAGAGCTGAAGGGCAAGCGCGTGTCATTCACTGCGGCGATCGAGCCAAGCGAAGACGACCAGAAGTTTGGGTTTTTCAAGCGCCCAACAAAAGCAAAGATCGAGGCGGCGCAGTGAGCGCCGTCCCTTTCAGCGTCGGCCAGTGGGCGTGGCTGGTCGACGATCGAGGCCGTCAGATCAGCGTGCTGGTGCGCCACATCGAAGAGATGGACGACGGCTACAGCGTTAAGTTCGAGGACATGCAGACCGGCGACCGGTATTACCGGCGCTACAGAACAGGGGAAAAAAATGAAAGTACCGACGATTAACGAATTGAAAAAGGCGCTCGCCATACCAGCCGCAAAGCCACCGGTTGACCGGCTGGGTCGGACGAACCGGCCAACCACGAGCAAGAGCATGATGCTCAAGATTAGAGAAAAAAGCCCGCATAAATAGCTTCTCCCTGACCCCCGGCTTCGGCTGGGGGTTTTACTTTGTGTCGGTCTTCTTTGCCTTGTCGAATGACCGCATGCCGCCAATACCCAGCATGCCGAACATCAGCGGCATCATCACCGACATGTCAGCCTGCGGGATTGCGACGCCAAACCCAGCCGCAATAGGCGACACCATATAGTTGATGCCCAGCGACAGGCCGCATATCCAGCCTATGAGGGGGCGCCAGCTCGCTTGGAACCAGTTGCCCTTGGCATCTGCCTTGAGAACCTCTATCTGCGCCAGAGCAAGCTCCTGAGCGTGTTTCTCGGCCATTGTAGCGAGATCGTGCGCCAGCTTATTCTTTGTGTCGGCGTCGGGGATAAACTTGTCGAGGATGCCGCTAACGGCCGGTATCAGTGCTGTAATCATTTCGCTTCGTGTCCCATCCAAACTGCAAACGCCCCCGTGGCGGCACCGACTATGGTGCTGACGAAAGCCGTCTGCTGTGTCGTCGCATCAGCTCCAAGCGACATAAACCAGTCACACACATTCCAAGCCATTACCGTAAAGGCGACCATCATTAACCTTGGTAATATCTTCCAGCGCAAAAAGCGCTCCATTGTGACTTCACCCATTGACCAAATTCCTTATGCGGCCGACTAAACGCTTTGCCCGGTTCGGGACCTGATCGTGCCAGCGGCTGTCGACCATCTGGTCGGCGGCCTCGTTCCAATTCCGTGCGTCGACTGCGGCTTTCATGTTCTTAAATTTGGACAGCCGGGGATACCCGAGGTTAAAGCACATGTTGGCGATCACGAGCTGCGCCTCTTCCGGCAGCTCGTCGAAGTCGCTGTACAGTCGGTGGCAGTCCTCGATCGTCACAAGTATGTCGAGGTCAAACACCTTTCGCACGCGCTCTTCTGACACTGGCGTGCCGACTGCTTCACCGTGTTCCGGGTCGGCCTCTACTATCAGGTGGCCGATGCCAAACGTCGGCAGCCCGAGGTGGTCGAGGTAAATCTCGTACTTGCAGCCCTCGTCGTCGGCCAGCTCTTCGCGTAATCTGTCTTTGTTCATCGTCTCATTTCCCTGACAATTTCAATCGCCTTAAAAAATGACGCACGCTCCGCCTCAGCCTCATCAAATAGCTTGGCCGACACGCGCTTCGTATATTGGCGCACCGACCAGATTGGCAACCACAACGTGCGCCGATGTTCAGCGCCCACAAGGCATAATAGGTCATAGTCTTCCTCAGATGGTAAATGTTTAACCTTGCATCCACTGCTAAGCTGGAAATGGTACACCGGGCTGCGACGCCTCTCATTCTTAACCAAGTGGCTAGTCTTAACTTGTACGCGATAAAATTCATTGTCGTCACCCCAGCATACCAGATCGACTTTATCCTGCTGCGCCATCGAGACGCGATACCCAAACTGTAGCACAGCCGAGGCCGCGACGTACTCACCCATCAGGCCGGTGGCGGTGTGGCTTATCACGCTATCCCGATCGCGCTGGCTACCGACACCATAAAGAAAACGAATAGCCCAATCGCCATAGCCACGACCCCGGACACAATCAGCGCAGCCTTTAGCCCTTCCATCATCTCATCGTGTTTAATCTGAGCTTCCTTTCGCGCCTTCGCCGCTGCCTCTCTCTGCTCTTGGATACGCTTTTGCCGTTCGGCAAGTATTGAAGCCCAAGTGCCGTGTCCGAAGCGCAGGTCGCACATCGCCGCAACTTCCCTGAGCGCCTCTGCCGCAAGGCGTTGGTCAATGATCTCCTTTGCCACCGTATCAACACCAAACTGATCACCCAGCCTCACGCCTGATTTTTTCGACGCCTTCTTCTGAACCTCGTCCGACCCTTGAAACAGCGCGTCGATGTCAGACGCAATGGTCGAAATATCTTTAGCGGTGCCGATTGTGCTTTTGATGCCGTCGACCGCCGCCTTAACCAGCGCAATCCCGGCCAGCGCCTCTGCGACTACCATTAGGTCAGCCGCCCCGGCGTCAGTTGTTTGCATCTGTATTTTTGAGGCATGATGGCGCCCTTGTTTATCTGAGCTATAGCGTTGCCCATCTCATGCGCGCGGGATATGCAACGCTCGCGGTCTTTGTACGGGCCGCGCGTGTCGTGATACTCATAGCATTGTTCTGGCACTATGACGCTACAGGCTAAAACGATAACCTTAAACATTGCCTTGGATACGCTTGATGATTTTCTGGACAGTCTTGGTTTCGTAGATCCTGATCAACACATACGCGCCGGTAAACAGTGCAACAAAGTCAGGCACCATCGACATATACGCCGCAACCGTTCCAGTTCCAGCGGCAACGTCGAGAATGGCTTTGTTTTCCTCGTTCATATCTATGCATCCGGCCAGTCGTTGATGGGTGCGTTGCCGTCCTCTGGTGCGTCATACAGCTCCATAAACGCCGCGTGAGTAGTCACAGCGCTGATGGCGGCTTCTATGTCGTTAGACGCCTTTCTGACGTTGGCGCGAAAGGCCAATGTGTCGGCGTCGATGTCGGCGCCGTTCTCAGCGGAGCGCACAACCATCCAATCGGTGGGTGCCAGCAAGCCAGCCGCAGTCTCTTTGACCTGCGCGATTGCGTTGCTCTTTAAGCCCTTTGTGACGATTGTTTCACCGTCCACCGTTTCTGTCACATCGTCCAGAGCGCGTTCAACACCAGCCGCCCAATAGAAACGACTGTCAAAACTTGCGACAACAGGGTCGGCCTCATACACCAGACCGATTTCGGTTTTTACTTCATCGGATAATAGCATCCAGTTGGCGGGATGATGCCCCGCGTCTGATGACCAAGCGCGACCAGCGCGGATGACTTTACCGTTATATTTGTATGCCATAGTAATCTCCTATCTTGCGAGAGCGTATTTTTGTGGGGCAGAGCCGATGGCTACGAACACATAACGTATATTTGTTTCGTTAGTTTCGACATTCGAAGATCTAAATTTAAACCCGGCAGACGTAAAGTCTATCGCCCCTCTTGTAGTAACTTCACCAAGAGGGCTGTTTGGCTTCAATGTCGGAGTTGCGCTTGCAGCCAAATTGACAGGGTATCGTTCATCGTCAAAAATCATCCAGTCACGAGAGCCTGTTGATTTCACGATCAAAACTTTTGGAGTAAAACCACAATGTACATAACGTCCTTCAGCAAGACCGGTCCCAATATAGGTCCCAACCTTCTGATAGCCTTCAACACTATGGAAACATAGTGCTATCATTTCGTCTGTGCTTCCGTTCGATAAATTTGAGGTGCCTACAGAAAACACTTGGTTAGTTGGGTCTGTACTGTTAAATAAAGTAGCACCGCCGCTAGAGTTAGTGCTTAAATTAAAATACAAACGATTTCCTGCACCAATAGTTTTATTGTAAACAGGCCAGTCAGCAGTATCATCTCTGTTCTTTACAAGAATAAGCTGAGGGGCTTCACTCAAACCGTGACCAATAGTGGCGTTAGCACCTGTGCCAACCCAAGACACAATGCTGAACCCAGCATCGGGTGCCGCAGAAACGCTCGACGCTATACTTGGAACGCCAGAACTATATGTGTCGACGGCGATTGTTGATGCTGCCCCGCCAGCTTTCCAGTTCCACGATACATAAGTGTCACCAGAGCCGTTAGTTGCATCAAACGTACCATCTGAACCATCGTCAACAGTAAAGCCATCGCTATCAAATGATGTTAAGCCACCAAAACTTGCTGTTGAAATAGCAGAAGCATTTTCTGCGTCTGTACCATTACTACGCAACACATTGTCTGCGCCTCGCACACTGTCAAATAAAGCATGAGATGCTGTGCCATTTCTAGTTTTAATCCAAGTCCAGTCGGGTTGAAATCCAACGCCAGTGATTGCATTGGATGATGAGCCATCACCAGTATACAGCACCGTATTAAAGTAATCGTCAGACTGTTCACCGTCCCCGCTGTTCGGGCCGATGGCTGGTTCTGGCAGGTTGGCTGAACAGAGGGCTAAGAAGCCTGATGGTACAGTATATTTGAATGTCGCAACGCCATTGGCGTCAGTTTCAGTACCAATATTTCCACCTGTTAAATTGCCATTAAACGAAGGGTTTTGACCAAAGTTAGCGTCCATCAACGGACTTGTTGAACCACCAGCCACATCACTAGAAGAAATAATAAAATTATATTCGTCAGTCAAACCAGTGAATGCGGCGTTTGTTGTTGTGCCAGCTTCAATCTCGCTTTGTGTTGCAGATGCTTGCCAAGTGCCGTTTTTGCTAAACCACATTGCACCGTTATCTAAGTCAAGCGCAATGCCTATAATGTCACCATCAGCAGTCCAAGTGTCGCCATAAGAAACATTTGAGTTATTTCTAAGATTGCCTGTCTGCGCCCACCAAACATATTTATTTGAATCACTGTACGATGCATTCTTGACAACAGCCTCAGATTTCATAATGCCAATCATTCGTTCAAAATTAGACGCACCAGCACCGTTGTTTCTTGCTTCAAAATACCATTTGCCGGATGAAACCGAAAATGTTGAGCCGGCAGTGCCAAAAGTGCTATTTGCTTTAACGAGAAGATTTCCTTCTTGTAGAGAAACATTATGTTTGTTCAATTCGTTCATTATCGGCCAGTTGTTATTCGGGCTGTCAGGAAATTGGTCCTCTGCCCCTAAATTATTTGATGTAAAATGGTTGCCCTGTCCTGAAACGTCTTTTCCTAAATCACTGCTATCAGCATAATCTAAATAAAATCCGTTAGTGCCATAGGTCAGCCCGGCGGTAGAGATGTTCTTTGGGACCCAAACCTCATTAACAGTCTCACCAAAATCACTCAAGTTACCGATGTATCCGTCAAGAAACACTGTTTCGGCTAAGTATCCGTTTATATATGTACTTGCGTTACTGCGTTTACCAATGTAAGTGGTGTGACCAGTTTGACCTAATTTAGCTAAAGCTGATAGACTGCCCGTGTCAGAATAATATAATCCCCCATTAACATAAATAAACAATTGATTATCGGCGGCATTCCAAGTCGTAAAAAAGTGATACCAAGCTGTCGTATCCCTTATTTCCGGCGTGCCAGTTTTGGTAACAACTCCACCTTGAACCCACTCTAGTTTCCCCGTTCCATTCTGAAAACCAAAACCATCAATACCACTACTTCCAGCACCAATAATATGATTAAAAGCTGCTACCCCCGCAGTGTTTCCTGTTTTTATCCACGTTGAAAAGGTGCGTTTGTTTGTATCTGTTGAAGTGCCAAAATTAGATTTGGAAAGATAAGCCGTAGAACCATCGAGCCGCAAAGACTGCCCAACGCTGTAACCGTAGAAACCACCGCCACCAGCCGCACCCACGTTACCGCCGCCAGCTATTCCGAATAAACTGCTCATGATACCGCCTTTAAGCTGGTGTGGATACGTTCAGGCTCCGCCCGATTTCAAACATGCTGGTTCCATCAGATAAGAACACCAGCACATCGCGGGCAGACGCGGTTGTGGTCAGAGTTGGCGCGGTGCCAGCCGCAAACTTGTAGACTGCGTTCCAAGTGCTGATCAGGCGAGTGCCAGTACCATCTTGAATGAGGCTTAACACATAAACGCCGCCGTCCTTCATATTGGTCGGGGCGTTAAATGTGCGATCTCCAGCAAGAGTAACGCTAGTCACCTGATTGGCTGATGCGTCCCAATCAATGCTTGCGCCGTCAGTCAGTGTTGTCGCATCAAAGTTCTGCGTCGCAGTAAATTCTTGCGCCACAGACAGGCCAGCGATTGTGGCGTCGGCATCCGGCACAGTCAGCACGCGGGTGTTGCCAGTGGTGACGTTTACCGCATCGAAGCGCACACGCTTGGTGTCGTCAGTCGGGTCAGATAGCGTGAACGTATCTTGTATGGCTGAGACGCCGTCGTTCATATCCGCCAGATGCGCCATTAATTCGCGGATGGCGTTATTCACATCGCTTGGCACCATTGTGCCTTCGCCCGTGTCTATAGAGTCAATATCCGTGTTATT